GAAGGCGTGATTGATCCAAAGGTTGTCCAAGCTGCAGAAGAAAAAATGAAAAAGAAAAAATAAATGGTTTACAATTGATATGAAATATGGTAGAATGGTTACATAATGTAGGAGTAAACTATGATCTTAATTGACTTTAACGGTATTGCTATCGGCAATGTGGTAGTACAACGATTAGCTACTGACGAAAATCTTATACGTCATATGATTCTTAATTCGATTCGTATGTATCGTCAGAAGTTTCATAAAGAATATGGCGAAGTTGTAATCGTTGCCGATGGTGCCGGAAACTGGCGTAAGGATGTATATCCACAATACAAAGCTAGCCGCAAGAAATCACGTGATGAGTCTTCAATTGATTGGAATGAAATGTTCCGCATCATTAATATGATTCGTGACGAAATCCGTGATAATTTTCCATACAAAGTCATGCACCAATATGGCTGTGAGGCTGACGATGTTATCGCTCAGATTGCTTTAGAAACTCAAGAGTTTGGCAAACACGAGCCAGTTATGATTGTATCTGCTGATAAAGACTTTATTCAGCTACAAAAATATGATAACATCAAACAATTTTCTCCAATGACTAAAAAGTATGTTAAACATGACAATCCACGTCTTTATATGATGGAGCATGTTTTCCGCGGAGATGGTGGGGATGGAGTCCCTAATGTGCTGTCTGATGACAATGTTTTTGTTGAAGGCCGTAGACAATCTCCAGTAACTAAGAAAAAGATTGAAGCTTGGATCCAAGCCGAAGATTTACAATCTGCTATGGGTGATGACATCTATCGTAATTATTTACGGAATAAAAAATTAATCGATTTGACAGAAACACCCACAGCTATAAAACAAGAAATTATAAATACTTATGAAGATCAAGATCCATGGAAAAATAAAAGCAAAGTGTTTCCATATCTTATTCAGAAGCGATGTAAATTATTATTAGAAAGTGTTCAGGAGTTTATTTAATGGTTAAAAGTGTCCATGAAGTAATTGAAGAAGCCAGAAAAAAACGAACCAAAGTTGAGAAGATTGAAACTCTAAGAGCCAATGAATCCTGGGCTCTTAAAGACATCCTTCGAGGAACCTTTGATGATTCAGTCCAATGGAATCTACCAGTAGGAACCCCACCTTACACAGCAAACGAACAATACAGTGCTCCAGGAAATCTCTTAAGAGAGCACAGAAAGTTTATGTACTTTGTAAAAGGTGGTAAAGGAGACAAGCTAATGAAAGCCAAGAGAGAGCAAATCTTTATTGGTGTGCTTGAAACAATTGAACCACAAGACGCGGAGCTCGTTATAGGAATGATTAATAAAAAGTTACCAGTAACCGGAATTACGAAAGCAACAGTACAGGAGGCTTTTCCAGGATTAATTGTATCTTGAACAGAATCAATAAAAACAATAATAAAACTAATTTTGATGCTGGTCTTTCCATGAAGGATCAGCTTTTCACTTTTAAAGGAGACTTTCACATGACAACGTTAGAAAGACTACAAAAAGATTCAGCAGAACTGGACATCTTTGTCGAAAAACTAACAAATGAAGGGAAAAATGATTTGGTGAAAAAAATCCAAGCAAAGAAAAAATTCCTAGATGAAAAAGTCAAACAATTAACGGAGATTACCGCATAAAGTGGTGTACAAACTTGAAATACTTGATATAATATTAAAGTATTCTTTATTATGGTCGGAGTAGATACATGAATATCTTTATTCTAGATAAAAATCCAATCCTTGCTGCACAGCTACAGTGTGACAAGCATGTGGTAAAAATGATTGTGGAATCAGCACAAATGCTATCCACTGCTCATCGTATGCTTGACGGTTATGTTGAAAAACGTCCATCAAAGTCAGGCAAACGTATGATTAATTATTGGGTCCATCCAAATTCTAATAAGGAGGAACGTCTATACAAGGCTGTCCATCATGGCCATCCATCAACTGTATGGACTATGGAGTCTGCCGCAAATTACAAGTGGCATTACGATCACTTTGTTGCTTTGCTTGAAGAGTATACTTATAGGTATGACAAAGAACATGGTACAGCAAAACTACGTGATCTTCTTGTATTGCCTCCACGTAATATCAAAGGCTTTGGACATAAAAATTGTGTTAAGACACCATTTAAACTAGCAATGAAAGATTATCCAGAATGTATTGCTCTTGGCGATCCAGTCGAAGCATATCGTGCTTTCTATCAAACTAAGCAAGATCGGTTCAAAATGGTTTGGACTAAACGTGATATTCCTGCTTGGTTTAATATAGCGTCATGATTACTTTTACTGGATACAAACTATCTAACTTACAAAAAGACGTAATGGCCGAGGCAGTCAGTTCTGCCTTGGATGTCTTAGTGTCAAAAAGAATGAAACGTACGCTATTCTTTGAAATTAATATGGTCAAAGATTTGTATAAAGAAAGATCAATTTGGGGTGACATGGATGTTGAGGATTATAATGAAAAGTCTCCAAAGTTCTATACCATTAGATTGAACTATTCAGGCGTCGAGTCCTTTGCGAAAACACTCGAGACACTTGCTCATGAGCTTATCCATGTAGAGCAGTTTGCCACAAGAAGATTACGCAATCTAGCTGGTTCTTTTAGAGTTGCATACGAAAAAGATCATTATAATACATTGAATGTACCTTATTATGAAAGGCCGTGGGAAATCGAAGCTCATGAATTAGAAGAAACAATATATAACTACATGGTAAAAAGCTCTAGTAAAATTCAAAGATACGTAAATCAAAAAGCAGACGTCTCATATGGAAAAGGACTATAATGTTTGGTGAAATCGAATATGAAGTTTTAGAAGAACTAAAGTTTGGTGATCCAAAAAATCCAGGTACATGGCTTAGACTTGAACAATCTCCAAAAGGCAATAGAGTTGTAAGAATGTGGTCAGGCGCAGGTAAAAATAGATATTGGAAAGTCATGCATAGATACAATGTAGAAGAACAATGGAATAGGTGGAAACGAACATGCCAACGTACACATTAAAAGATAATAAAACTGGAGATACGTGGGAAGTGTTTTGCTCATATGACGAGTTACAAGTAATACTCGATGAAATGCCAAACGTTGGCCAAGTGCTATCAGCTCCTAAAATTGTAGGTGGTACAGGAAGCCTGTTAAGTAAAACTGATAATGGTTGGAAGGATAATCTCCAACGCATTAAAGATGGATCAGGCCAAGGTAATACTATTAAAGTGTGAGAGAATGAAATTGTCAAATTCTATGAAAGTCTCCTTAGACGAACTGGAGCAACACGAACCTATTACTGATACTCAAGAAGAAGCGTTTGAGCGTTGGAAAGAAGGATATAATCTAGTTTTGTCTGGCTGTGCTGGCACTGGTAAAACATTTGTTGCGATGTATTTTGCAATGAAAGAAATGATGGATAAGCCAGATATTTATCGTGAGCTTATCATTATTCGTTCAATGGTTCCAACACGTGATATTGGATTTTTACCAGGAAACGAAGAAGAAAAGAAACTAGCCTACACTATTCCTTATCGTTCTATTTGTCATGATCTTTTTGGTTATGATCAAGCTTGGCCAAAGCTTATAACACAAAAGAAAATACGATTTGAATCTACATCATTCATTCGTGGATCTACGTTCGATAACGCTATTATTATTGTCGATGAAATGCAAAATTGCAACTTTCATGAATTAGATAGTATTATTACACGTGTAGGTGAAGATTGCCGAATCATTTTTTCAGGTGATTACTATCAAACAGATTTTAAATATGAAGATGAGAAGAATGGTCTTATTAAGTTTCTCGCAATAACTGAGCAAATGAGATTTTTCCGTACTATTGAATTTGGATGGGAGGATATTATTCGGTCCGACCTTGTAAGAGACTACATTATGACAAAAGAAATGTTAAAGATAAGGTAGGAAATATGATAAAAATTTATGCTACAGAAACATGCCCTTGGTGTAAACGAGCTCGTTCTCTAGCCGAGCAGTATCACCTGGAGTATGAATACATTATTATCTACAGTGATGAATTAAAACGTGAGTTTCGTGAAAGCTTTCCAGAAGCTAAGACAGTTCCACAGATAATGTGGAACAATAAGTATATAGGCGGGTACGAAGACTTTGCCACAGAAATTGAAAATACTCGTAACTTTGGACAGGAAAAAATCTAATGGCAAAATTCCGCCGGTTTGACCCTCGAAATAAAAAACATGGAAAACATAAATTTCAATCTCAAAACAAAGATCTTAAAATTAAAAGCATACAAATAAAAAAAGACTATTTACTTTCTTCTCAAACTATGGTAGAATACTACTATAATGAAGGA